AAAACATTTTTTATCATATTTTTTAGCAATAATTTTTTTTATCGTAAATTCAATTTCTTCCGAATGTTTTACTAAAATAACATTAGAATCTTTTACAATATTATCACTCCAATTATAATTAGTTAGACAATTTGTCGAACTATCTGAAAATATTTCATCCGATTTTTTTTGTAAAAAAAGGAAATCATCTTCATCAAAAAAGTTATCATAAACTGTAATCATTATGATGTTTCTTCTCTAAACCGCTTAACCTTGTTATACAATTCTGGTACATAATCGCCACGTTGTTTAACAAAGACCTGTGGTTTCTCATGGTCAACTGATATCAATACCACAATCTGCTTTGCTTTGATACCTGTCATCTCTTCATACATCAATGAGTAACATGTGCATTGTTCAAAGTAGTTTAGGATCCATTCTTCTCTCTTGGTCTTTAAAGATGTTTTAAAGTCAATAACAGAAGGTACGCCATCAAACTCGGCAATACAATCGACTTGACCTGCGAGACCGAGTGTTTCGCTATAGAGCATAGTTTCCAAATAGTGAACATTATCTATCCTATCAGCCGTAGATTTGAAATCAAGGAACGCCATTTGCATATCTGGCATCACATCAGGTTCGGTTAAGAACCCTTCCTCATTCGATATATAAGACTCCATAAGCGAATGAAATTTTGTACCTCTTCTACTTGCTTGCGTTGATATTCTATTCGCTTCTTCTTCCCCCACTTTCCGACGCCACTTTTGAATCGAGTCGCCTTTGAAGTGTGAGAGGAAAGTAGTAACACTCGGAAGGCGTCGGCCTGATGGTGCCAAGTAATATCTTTTTCCATTGTATTCTTCTCTTTTCAATTCACATAGTGGTTGAGTGTTAAGATGTTTAAATGTTTTCATAATATCCTAAACTTGAACGCAATACTCAATCGTTGCGTCCTACAATATATAGTCGGCTCTAATGGACAATGCCACAAGTTTGAGTCGAATAAGATAGCAGAATTAGATTCAGGCCAATAGGATTCTATATTACTACCATTTTTAATCATTAAATGTCCACCATATTCAGGCTGCCAATTTTCATGAAAATAATATACCAATGAATAGTCACAACCAGGAATATCCTGATGAAACTGTCCACACTGTCCGTATGACTGGCCATTTGCATACAGTCTATTAACTTCTATTGATTTATTGAGATAGTTTTGTACCTTGAATTTAAATAATTCTTTTATCTTTTCACAATTTATAAGTTCTTTGAACCAAAATAATCTTGTTAAAGGAGTATCTAAACTAAAACCATTTAATTTCCAATGTGCGGATTCGCTTTCATCAAGGATGATATTCTTTTCTTCCTGTGAAAAGAAATCTCTCCATGCTATAATATTATCTAACATCCAATATCATTCACATCAAAAGGTTCAATACCTTTTTCTTCTTCTAGCTGCTTGGCCCAATTACCATAGAAACCATCAACAAATCTATAATCGCCACCACGGGCCCTTTTTAGGAATTCATTAACGGTCATGGATGCACCATGGCGCTGGTCTAATGGAACGTTATTAGTGGTGATAAGACGGAAGACATGCCCCAGATAATCAAGGGCATGTTCTTTTGTTATTTGGTCTTTATTTAATTCCGCAATAAGCAGATTGATATTGTTTTCCACGGGGTCCATGATATACTCCTTTATATAACATTATATAGTAATCTTTTTAGAAAGTCAACCCTTAACTTATTGTTTGATAAGCACCGGAGATATCAAACTCACTTGTGTTTGATGTTGCTCCAACTGGTGTGGTATTTTTCCAGGCCAAATCTGTGGTACTACCTGAATAGTAGAGTTTCATGACTGTATTACTTATGTCTATATCTGTGATACCGGCGATGTGATATTTGGCATCGCCATTTGCTTGATGTAATGTGCCGGCTCTAACCGTCATTGTTGCGACAGAAGGCGCTGGCAAAACAACCTGATACTGCCCACCAACATTGAAAGATGCGGCATTACAATTAGCAAAATCTATATTAATTCTAAAGTGTGTAATAAGACCTTGCTTTACATAAGACCCTGTAGTAACTACACCAGGAACGTTGGCACCATTTGCTGTAAATTGAGGATCAAAAGTTTGATTGATAGAAAGTATACCAAAAGGAATACCACCAGGAGTCTCTCCATCCGAAAGTCGGAGAGGTGTCTGACCATCTGTATCATAGAATATTTCACCAGGTCTTCCGATATATTCGGTGGCCTGGGTTCCGCCCATATGGGCAGCGAACATTTTGAAGGTAACATTTGACATTGTAGAAACTCCTGGTGTAATTTACATCTATTTATGAAACATGTAAACTGTCATAATCCCATTTCAGTTTTTTGAATAATATATTCTTTAACAACACCGCTACGAACGATGTCTTCAATATTAAATTCAATATGTTCAAATGATGGCATACGGCGAGTAATGCTCATCAACTCTTTAATACCTGTCTTTTCATGTGGTTTGTGTAGATCAGACTGGCGATAGTCACCACAAAAGATTATTTTAGAGTTAGTACCAATTCTGGTCATAACCGTGTCAATCTCTTGGAATGTCATATTGTTGCACTCGTCAACAATAATAATACAGTCGTTAAAGGTCATACCACGTAAGAACGAGGTGGTTGTAAACTCAACGAGTCCCTTTAACTTCAATATACGCCATCCGTCACCACGACCAAAAAGGTCATCACAAATTTCTTGGTAAGGTTGTTCATATACTTCCGCTTTTTGTTTGTCGGTTCCTGGTAGGAATCCCATGTCGCGTGATGGTACGACCGAGCGAATGATAACGACCTTCTTATATGTCTCTTTTAATAAAACCTCCTTTAGAGCGAGATAGGATGATAGAAAAGTTTTACCGGTACCGGCATAACCGTGTAGCATCAGGTTAGCACCGCTTTCATATGCGTCCCACACTCTCTGTTGGTTTATTGTTAGTGGGTTGATATGACGCAATTCAAAGTGGTTGTGCTGTGCTGGATTTTGTTGTTGCTCCTGATTTTGTTTACGGTTATTTCTTCTCTTTGTGGACATATTTTTACCTTTTTGCTTATTGTTATTCACGTCCTCATAAACAAAAGAGGCCGACGCCTTTTTACGGACGCGACCTCTATTCGGTGATTTCTTTGGTGGTCTAGGCAGATTAAATCTCCTTTGGAATGTCCCAGCGTTTACTTGCTACGGCATCAGCATGTGGAACGGCAGACTTAATTCTACCTAATACATATTTTTGGAAATCTGCTGGTGGTTTGGTGATGCCGACATTCACGGGATCGACCATGGTAAAATTACGTAAAACTTGTTCTAGATGTGGTTTATCATTTAGATATGTGTCATGTTCCGCCATTGTCATGGTGACGGTAAATTCTTCGTTAGTTTCTTTATTACGAAAAGTATAATTTGGCATTACGCCTCCTTTATCCACTCTGGCGGCTGACGGTTCTTCCACTTATGTAGGTGTGCCTTGCCGACCTTATAATAATTGCGGTAGTTGTCTACCGCATCTTTTGATATGATGTATTTAGGATCCATGGCACTTGGCGGTTGGGTAAAAGATGCTTTTGAAATATTTTTTGGAAATTGCGCTAGTGAGGTTAGCAGACCACTAGATGCCACCTTGTGAACTTTACCATAACGGTATGTATATTCTCTACAATGTTCTTCTAGATAATGCCACAACCACGCATAATTAGGTGCGGACTCGCGGGCCCACACGGCCGAGGGGTGATTAACATGGGTTGCGGAGTATAATGTTATATTGCGGTCATCATCAAGGCGCCACCGCTTTACCTTGCGTTTTCCACCATCATCAATATATTCACTACCGTCTATCACTCTATGCGCGGTTGAGAGTAATTGGGCACTCTCAAGGATCATCTTAACACAGTGAGAGTCAACCGACCACTCGGCACATAGTTTAGGATCTTCATGTAGATAAAATATATTCATTATGACCTCTTAATAATATCCAATAACTCTTCTAAAAATTGCATTTCATTATAATAGGCGGCTTCAGTAAAGTCAAGCGGGCCATACTCATCTATTTCCATATTCTTTATAAAAGGACGAAGAATAGCAAGTCGTTTATGGATTTTTGTTTCAACCTCAAGCAATACGTTTGTTTGCATTTTTCTTCACCTCATTAGTGTGGTTACACCATTTGCGAAACTTAAAGGCAGTGCAATCGCAAGTATAGCGGTTGAAATTGCCTCGGGTGACAATGTAGGGACGCTTATCACCAGGAACGAGAGAGACGCCATCATCATAATTTTCATTACCAGTCCATGCCTCTACTATATCACGTTTATCTAAGATACGAGCCGGTGCATCTGCATCACCAGTGGTTAACATAAACTCATAATCTTTTAACCATTTAGGTTTAGGAAGAACAACACGGCCTTCATAATAATTATATTCAGGTTGGAAAACATAATTAGAACCCGGCCGATAGGCCGAGTTCTTATATTTCACTTTAAGACGCATTAGATAACCTTCATGTCAATAGTGTTCTCAAAGAACTTTTTTACTACTTGAGTAAAGGTAGTATCTGTCACCATATGTCTATCCCATGAAATAAATTCAAGGTAAAGATTATGGATTTCATCGTGCATATTTTCAAGCGCCTCTACGTTTTCATCAACTTGACCCGGCATTTGAACCGTATAACCACGATGTTCGATTATATCAATCAAATCATCCGTATCGAGATAATTTGTATTGAGTTGATAGTTAATATAAGTCAATAGAAGCACTCCTTTAGATTAGATACCAAGAGCCTTGAGGTCAACATTGTTGAGGTCAATTGAGTCCCAGTCTTTATCAACCGAGAATGAAGTACCGACCTCACCACTTGTACCGAACTGCTCGGTTACATCATCGAATTCACGAACACGTTTTGCAGCCTTTGATTTATTACCTTTAAATCCAGCAGCAACTTTCTTGATTGTTGCAAGGTTCTTTGCCTTGATAGCATCATCGGACTTTTTAGGCATATTGGCAATTGCCGTTGCCGTAGGATTAGCAACCTTAGTTACCTTGGCAACCTTGACTGCCTTAGGTTTAGCAATCTTAGTCTTAGGCGTAGCAGCACGGAGGTCGGCAGCATTAGCAGGCTCGGCAATCATAGTATAAGAGACGACCTTACGGCCATCTTTATTGGCAGTAATAGTGAAACCATACCGAGTATTAAGGAACGAGACATACTTGGCAGCATAGTCGCCAGTGCCGACATGGGCATTGATTTCGGCAGGCGTAACAGTCTTGCCCATTACAAGAACCGCAAGGGCGCGGATCTCAGGGCGGATACCATTGGAAGCGGACACTTTAGGCATATTTAACTCCTTTTTCATCATTTAATACGGATATTATAACACAAAGGAAGGTAAAGGCAAGCGAAATCGTTTGTAAACAGATGCGACATGATGTCACACCCTTGAATGTAAACCGTTTACATTCAGCACTCGGGGTCAAAATCATAAAATTCCAACTGGTTCCAAAACTCCTTAGCATCAGACTCGGACAACCAATTAAGTAGATTTAGAAACAACTCGTCCTTACCAACAAGACCTTCATCAAAGAGTTCAAGGATTTTATTACGATATGTTGACATATTTACCTCAGTTATGAGAGCCAAGAGAAAACCACTTATCAACTATAAACTCAATTGTCTCCTTATTAACTGGAACAGAAGAACGTTTATTGACATATTCATGAACCTGTTTATCAAAATGAATGCCTGGCGAGGACAAAATCTCAATAACCAGTTTCTCTACTTCTTTATATACAAAAGACATTATTACCTCAGTCAATTGTTTGTAGTTGGCTATAGTAATCGTCTCTATAAAAATCACCGATAATACGGTTGATTTGTTCAATAGGAATATGGATACAAAGACGGTCATTCACATATGTTTGG